TCTCTCTCAGTTCTCATAATCAATACAAGTATTATACGCTATATTCGAGGAGATGTCTAGTACTTCCGGTGACCCACTTAGACTATTTGGTCATAAAGGAGGTCGATGTAAGTCACTTATGATCCATTCAGGGTGATCATTCCATTCGCGAACGAACCCATCTGATATGATCTTGTCGCATATGATGATGCCAACTATACCATCATCTGTCCTCTCGCGCATAGCATAGGACACACGGTGGGCACCTTGGACAATATCAAGTCCACAAGGTATTGCTACTCCGTGCTTCTTGTGCAGGTGGAATGGATACTTTGCATTGGCGTGTTTGGGTATCACTATCATCTTGTGGGCATTGTTAGGGAATGCTTCACCTATGATCTCAGGTTTACCCTCTTCCATTGCTTCCAAGAACTGGTTACCTGATATGAAATAAGGTAGACTGTTTGTTTGCTCTGGTCTAACGTTGTTCTCAATATACAACCACTCACCTTCGGGGGTGATCAGTCCAGTGATCTGTCCTACATAACAAGACTCGTCACAATGATCTGCAAAGAAGTCTAGGATCTTCGCGGCATTCTCTTCGCACAACGTTACCTGATCTTCGGTTAGTTCTGCAAACGAGGATGTCTTAGTCCAGTGAGTGAACTTCCCTGCCAACTTCGCGACATCTTCACCTATGATCTGTTGGTTGTGCATAATAGACCACTTGCCTTGAGACATACAGTATGCCGTATTGGTCTCAATACAATCAGGAATATACTCTTCGAAGAAACAATCAAGATGATCGAACGTATAGTTTGCCTCTTCTTGTGTGAGGTATAAACTACAGTAGTCGAAGTCACCTGCCACTACTATATTTGGTTTCAAAACAAACGGTGCTAGTGGGTGATCTAGGATAGGTGCAGTCTTAACTCCTATGTCTTCCATAGAGTCGTGCAACCATCTCTTGTTCATCTCTAACTCACACGCCTTTTTACTGAGACCATAGAAGTCAACACGATGTTTGTACTGATCGTAAAAGTGAGATAGTGTTGGTATGGTATGGAGAATCGTATCGATGTTATTGTCTCGTATGAAACAATGAATTAGACTATCTTTATAATAGTCACTCTCAGGTATAAACTTGATACCTAGACTCTCATAGTATGCGTGGGGACTAGCACCATATGTAACCGTACTTCGTACCCAGACCTTGTGTCCATCATTTGCGAGAGACACAAGGTTGTGGAAGTTACACATACCGTAATCAAAGCATAGTATATTTTTCTTTTCAGTCACTAGTCAACCTCTANGAATACTGCTACCTTATCGCCATCAGGCATATCGACTGCGGCAATGCGTTTAATTGTCTTTCCGTTAATTTCCATCCCCACTTCTATGAAAGGGCCACCGCTAGGGTCAACAAAACCAAGGTCTTCGTAGTTCAAACCTTCCTGACCTTCCTTACCCCCAAACCTCCAGTACGCCAAGTCACCTTCGATAGTGAAACCACCTGTAACAGGTTGATACCAATACACGTCTCCGTATCGGTTCTTGTACTTATTAATAACCATCTTTAAACCACCCTTTACCTTTCAATTGAAAACCACCCCCAGAGACAATAACTTTCTTCAACTCTTCTTTGTCGCACTTAGGGCATTTAGTTAATACATCATCACTCATTCTTTGCATCACCTCATATTGGTGATCACATGATTTACATCTATAACTGTATGTCGGCATCGTCACTCGCTACTGCTGATTGAAACTTAATTGCTTGATAGTGTGTAGGAACGAACTGCTCGAAGACTCGCCAGAGATCCTTGAACCTTGCTTCACCTAGTTCTTTAAGACCAAGCATCGCATTCATTTGTTCGTCTTCGCTCATGTCCTCCATTGCATAGTAGACCAGATCAATATCTGAAATGGTCTGCCATGCCGCCATGATCTTCTCTTCAAGATCGATGACGGTGTTCTCTTGCGAACGCAACTTAGTCATTATGCCGCCTCTGCAAATTCGATTGCCTGTGACACCGCAACCTGCTTACGGTTCTGGTTAGAACCAAACCATGCAGAGGTCATACGAGTATCAGCACTACGACCCATCTGGTGGTCAGTCAAGTAGGTTACACTGTTAAGTGCTTGCCACCATGAACCACGACCAAGTTCTGCTCCCGGTTGGGTCTGAAGGACATCGAATGCCTTTTGACCGTTGGTAGTCAGATCTTCATAAGTCTTAACAATGACTGGATTCTTACCAGTATATGTGCGAGGGAATACTTCATTGTAATACTGAATTAAAGACTCTGCGGTAAACTTCTTACCTGCTAAGTACTTAGCAACTTCCTTATACTGCTCGAAGCGTTCGTGTGCCAGACCCATAGTAACTTTAACGTGGTCAGCATCAAATGCTCTACGGTGGTTAACCTTCGCACCATTGATAGCACGACCTTTCATTGCCATTGCTAGAGTGTTCATACAAGTAACACGGATCGGAGTGAATCGGATATCGATTGACTTACCATACTCGTGTGGGTTAGAGAACAACAAGTAGGAATCTACTTGATCGCCTTTCAGTACATCGAATGACTCGTTGATCTTGGCAAGTGCCCAGACCATCTTACCGCCCTTCAGAGAACCTGCACTGTGCATTTCCATGCCACCTTCCATGCAGTACTCGTTAAAGAACTCAAATGCTTGTTCGTTCTGAACTGGGTTCCAGTTCTTGCCAACCTGAGTCAGGATCTTGCTATCCGAAGATCGGACAAGTGCTTCCAGACCAGTAGGGACTTTCTCGCCTTTGTAATCAGCATAGGTTTGCACCTTATCAACTGACCAGTTAGTGCCAGACTTCTCCATCATTTGCTGTGGAGACAGATCGTTCGATACTTGCGTACCGATATCACCCCAAGGTGAAGATCCTGCGTATGCCATAGTTTCTATTTGTAGTACATCGTTTTGCATATTCATAATATTATTTCTCACTTTATTAATTGGTTTCTCATTATCTATACAAGTATTATATCATATACTTGTTATCATGTCAAGTCTTTTCCCGGATTAGTTTTCAACACGGTCAAAGATAGCAACCGCACCATAGAAGTTCGATCCAAGCAATTTGTCACAAAGTTTTGAGAACCTCGAATCACTCGTACCTGCGTAGTTGCCACCGAACATAGACCATACCTTGCACTTAGAAGTCGGAATCAGTCTGAGGATCTTTTGACCACCGATGGGTTCTGCCATCACAAGTTCTGCGGCAGGATACTCTTCGCACGGTGAGAACGGGCCTTCTGCGTTGGTCACACAGAACCCTTTTGCGTAACTAGACTCACCACCGTTGGTGCAGTCATAGTTGCCAGTTTTATAAATGTTAACGTGAATTCCCATAATATATCTCCAATAATTTAAGTAGTTACTTCTTCGGAAAGATCTCAGTAGTTTTCATTGCGCTCAACAAACTGGCAGTCTCAACCATAAAGACCTTGTAGAACTTAGGGTCATCTCTTTCCAAGGTTAGACTGTTGTGGTACATATCAAATGTCTTGATAATTTTAATAATTTGTGGGGCACGAGCAAGGCGGTCTTCGCAGATCTTCTTGCGGATTCGTCTGTTACCTACATAGTCAGGACACTTGGTTAAGAACCAAACACCACTGGCAATGTCAGCACCGTACATCTGGAAGATGTCTTCCTCGGTTGCTTCGGTGTCTTCGACAGTATCGTGCAAGACGGCAATGGTCATGGCATCCATGATCTCATCTTCGCTGTAACCATTGGCATCCATATACTCTTCAACAAGATCAGCAACGGCAACAGGGTGGGTGATATATGCTTCACCAGTATACTTTCGTACCTGACCTTTGTGCATCTCGGTGGCAAACTGGATCGCTTCAACTAACATTGTAATCTTCTCTCTCATCTCAATAGGTAACTATTATACCATAGAACTTGTTACTAAAGCAAGCATTATTTAAACTAATTTAAGTAAACCTGTGACCACTTTGATGATTAGGGTCATACCATTGACGTTGGCATTGTTATCGAGTACCATCTCGGTTCGAGTAATGTCTTCTAGTAACTCGACATATTCCTCGGTAGAGATCTCACCATCACGGTGCATCTCTTCGAGTTGGTTGATGTGTGATGCTTTCTCGCGTACCCACGGATCTTCGTGGGTTAATAGTTCGTTGATCATTCTCCGTACCTCGACATTATTGCTTGTGCAGTTGATTCGATCTGGGTTATCAATAGTTGTTTCTTGATCCTACAGAAACCAGTACTCATACCTTTCTTTAATCCAGACGCAGTTACCTTTATGGTGTGAATAGACAAGAGGATATCTTCATTGCCTTTCATCTCACTGTAGGTATGCATCCAATCGATCATCTCTTTGATCTCTCCAGAACTATACTCGGCATACTCAGTATCTTTGCAGTCCAGTTTCTCGACTGTGTGTAAGATGTTGATGATGCCTTGTGACTCGTTCGGATCATATGTTGATGGAATAGTACCTGCGCAACCTGCAAGAGAACCTGCAAGAACCAGACACATTAGTAATTGTTTCATTTGTAGTACTTCCTCTTATTGTCCCTAGTATTTATAGCAGGGACATATTTGAGTAGAAGATAAAATGCGGCAGGTATACACATAATGGCATAACCACCTGCACTACCCTCGGTGATGCGTAAATCTATTGCCATTCCTAATATGAATAGACTCGCAAATAGGAGTATCATTTCTTTTGTATTCATTGGGTAAAACTCGCTTCGAATGGGAAGACTTTGATGAACAGTTCATCTTCGAGACGGTATGCCTCTTTTTCCCAAGGTTGATTCATGTATTCGAATCCATCCGCTTTACGTCCCTTCCATGCAAACCCACCTTCGCAGGTCAGTTGTCCACGGAGAAACTGTCTCGCGTGAACCATCTCGTGTGCCAGAGTCTTCATCATTTCGATGTACCCTAACTTGCGTCCAGTCGCAGGACACTTCTTGGCGATCTGGATCTCAGCATAATTTCTTTCACCTTCGCACAGACCTTCAGCACCACCAATATCATTGGCAAACTTTATGGTTACAAACCGTTGGGTGAAGCGATCAATCTTCAGTGCTTTCATTAACATTGATGCATATACCCAAGTAAGTTCTTTGTTCTTAATGCTACCTTCTAGGTAAAATGGAGTCATCTATTTGTGTCCTCGTAATTCCATAATAATTTCAAAACAATGTTCGCGGTCAAGTGTGTCACCGTCAAACGGTAACCAGTCGAATCGCTTGAGTCGAAGACCTAATGCTTTCTCGATCTCTTTCTCAGTGACGGCATACGGATAGACACCGTTAACGCCATAGAAGTCTAGCATATAGTCGATGAACTTACCGACCATAGTCGGGCCTTGGTTCAGTGGACATAAGTCACGGTAGATAGATGCGGATGGTATGTTCATTCGAAACCTCCTTCTTGATTGATGAGTCGGACAAGATTCTCATAACGAGTATCATACTCATCTTCGCTGAAGATCTCGCTTGACTCAATTAACTCAGCGAGTTCGTGTAACAGGATGCTTGCTAGGTGGGTCATAATCATTTACTCTCTCATCTCAATAGGGTACTATTATCTCATATTCATAACAAGAATGCAAGAACTAATTGACTTATTTTTAGACCGTTATCGAATAACCTTATAACTTTTGAGTATATGGTCTATTTGCCAATATTCTCGACTTGATCTCTGGGGATCACCTGATAGGCACCCTTGTTGTAGGCAGGGGCAACTGTGTATCCAGATGATATCTTTAGGCGTTCTTCTCGTGAAAGTGTTTCATTAACTGTACATTGTACATTATTAGAAACACTTGGGTAGTGTTTTGTGTCGCGTACAAAGTTGGTAGACGCAGGTAGAACTGAGTCCTTCCACTCTACCTTCTTCTTCTTGGTAGACCAAGCATTGTAGGACTTCTTACGTCCCGAAGGATAACACGTCATATTACCGTGCTTCATTTAAAGTCCTCGGCATTCAGGTAAGTTTCTTCTTGCACCCTACGCAGAAGTTTCTGAAGGGTTCCCATCTGAAGACCTTTAACTGGTACCATATTATCAGCACAGTCTTTAATCTCAAGAGTCAACTCAGTAATTTCTTCGTTGATTATCTCAACAAATCTTATCTCATCCATTAAGTAACTCCCCAAGGCGTTCACTATTAAAGATATCTGCCTGAAGTTCTTCAGGATTACCTACCCACTCAAGTACAAGTTTAAACGCATCAATGTGTTCTATGATGTGAAGTTGTTCTAAGTCGGGGTCTGAGTCAAAGGTTGCCAGAACATTCTTACCTGCGCGGATTGCTTCTAGATCTCGTGTGAAGTTTTTAATTAAAGATGCCATCTCATTCGCAACAATCAGATCTACCTGATCCATGTCTAGTGTCATAACTTGTGTCATTCTGCTTCTACCTCTGCTCGGTACGGTTTTGCCGCACTGTGTGTTATCTTGTCGAAGGTACGTTTGGACTTACTGAACGACAAGGGTTTGGTGAATCGTTTGAACTCACCTGTTTTCTCTGACCACATGGCGACTAACTTACCAGTATACTGATTGAGCGCATATGTGTGGTTCTGAACATGATAAGGAAGATCCCACTTGGTGGTCTCCTTTAGTATGATCGCATTGTGATCACGGTGGCGTGTAGGACGTACTGCATCCCACTCAGCAGGGGTTACATCGTTTATGCCGCGAGACATAGTTCTCCTCCTTTCCAGTTAAGTACTCTACCATCAAGAAGATGATAACGTAGAGTGTAATCTTCTCGGACACCTTTAAGCATAACAAAGGTCTCTTTCTTCCTAGCATCTTCACGATGTTGAGGACTAGAGTCAGTAGTGCAGTGGATAGCACCGTTAACTATATTACATATGATGGGTGTTTCCCAGTCCTCACAAATAGGTGTGGTATCCGAATCATCGATGAGTTCCTCACCAACGATGTACTCTTCATAGTAATCATCAGCAGAGGTAAGGTTGTTTTGGATGATAGAATAGAACGCATCATCTTTATTGGATGCGACTGCAATAGACACATCAGGGAATACATAGGTGTTACCACCCTTGTACTTCCAGTACTGTGGGCATACACCCTTATGTTTGTCCCAGTCGTGGGCACCATAGTTCTCACGAATTTGTGTCTGTACAACATACTTCATAATTCAGTCCCTAACTCAACCAATCGGTTGGTGATTCGTTTGTACTCACTGTTGTAGTACGTCTCATTGTAACACTCAGCGGCATCGATCAACATTACAAGATCGTTCATAAGATTACCAATTTCATTATCAAACATTACTTCACCTCCACTTGGTCAACCCAAGCAACATCACGCTCAAGATAAGTCATACGATAGTTAAGAGCATCGACCATAGTGTCGAACATCTTACAGTTAATTAACTGGTCATTAACAACGTTTCTCAATACATACTTAATCATAACTTTCTCTCTCATCTCAATAGGGTACTATTATCTCATACATTCATAATAAAAGCAAGTCTTTCCGGTGACCAGATCAAGAATCTTGGTCACTCTGTATCGCATTACCGTAGTAGTCGTGTGTACCTGCGCGATACTGTTTCTTGCGAATGTCATTTTCTTCTAGGGCAATTGCACTACCATAGATACCAAAGAAACATACGATACCTACTATGAGTGCCGATCCTATTAATTGTAATATAAACATATTCTTCTCCTCGATTCCAGTTACTATTATCCCATAGTTATGGTCGAATGTCAAGCGTTAATTTAGACCACTTTATCATAAGGGTAAGTATATTTATAACTTTTAAGTATATACTCTGGGTTGGGACATTAGATCTATTATAACACGGAAGTGAGGATCTGTCAAGAAGTTTCTTTGAAGGGGAGCAGTTTGGGAACATACTCAGGTTGCATCCCAAGGTAGTGGGATTATATAACTCGACTAAAGTGACGTATTATGGTAGTTATTTCCATTAAACCGTCAATCTAGTCGGATTAGTATGGCGAGTAGATGATAATTACATCTTCCTTGCCTTTGACTGTGATCTCCCCTATCTTAGTTGTAGGGAAGTCTTCGGGTAACTGGTCTTTAGTCATACTACTTATAATAGTCTTATATTCTAGATACTCGTGTCGTGCGGCAGTTGCTTCGAGACGGGCTGCAAGATTGACTGCATCTCCAATGACTGAGTAATCGAATCTGGAATCACTGCCCATGTTACCAACAATGCAATTCCCGGTGTTAACGCCAGTACCGACATTAATATCAGGAAGACCTCTTGATTTATATACTTCTTTAAGTTCATTAGTTTTAGCCTCTATTTCTATTGATGATTTAACCGCCATCTCTGCGTGGTTAGCACACGGCAACGGAGCATTCCAGAATGCCATGATACAATCGCCCATATATTTGTCGATGGTGCCACCGTTGTTCAGGATGATCTGTGTCATTGCATCTAGGAACTCATTGACTAGTAACACCAGACCTTCGGGATCATCGTTGTTCTTGTAGTACTCACTGATAGGAGTGAACCCCACAATGTCCATAAAGAGGAAAGTCATCTCCTTTCTTTCACCCCCAAGTTTTAATAGGGTAGGATCTTTCTGTAGCATCATTACCATATCGGGCGACAGGTATGTCCCGAACTGTTTCTTGATCTGCATCTTTGCCATGAACTCTTGGACGTACTTAACACCATATACATGGAGTGCAACCAATAGACCGAACAATGCGCCATTGATAGGACTATAGAGGAAGTCTGCCTGAGTTGCATATACAACGGATATTGGTATTAATAGTACTGCCAGACCACCAAATCTAAACCACGACAGTAATACTATCAGCAATCCAATGACTAGAACAGAATAGTCACGAACAAAGTCACTATAGTACGGTTGGTTGATGTCATACCCCATCCTTAAACTTGAATACGCTGAGGCCGCAACCTCGTGCGCGTAGCGACCTCCATTGGCGGTAGGTACAGGGTTTGCGAGTCCGTTAGCAGTTACGCCAACAAACACCGTTTTACCTGCGAGACCAGTAAATACATCATCCATTTCATATGTTTCGTGGGTAATGTTAGGATTGATCCAGATCTGTCCGTCTGGACTCGTCAAGATCTTCTTGAACTTGCGTACCTTGATTGCTTGGATACCTGCGACATTACTCTTGATTGAGTATGTGTTGGTGCCTGAGTAGACTTTCATAATCTCTAGTAGGATACTGGGATAGAGGATCTCATTGGACTCGGACACCAAAGGTAGTCTCCGTACCACACCATCGATCTCTGGTAGCGTATTGGCAAGACCAATACCAGACGCAGACTTCTCGTACTCTGGTAGGTTACCGATAATGCCACGGTACTGAGGAACGAACTGTCCTGCACGTTCTCCTATCTCTGCAATGCCAGTTGTGTAGACTGATCGTCTTGGTCTCCAGTCTGGGAAGTGAGAGAGTACAACACCTTGGGACATGGCACTAATGAACTTAGCATCTTGTCCTGATCGATCTTTCTCTGGGAAACTCATATTGAAAACAATGACACCTGCATCTGCAAGTCGAAGACGGTGAATCAAATCTGCATATACGTCTCGCGGAAAGGGGAACTGTCCGTGGTTGATCAGTGCTTTCTCACCAATGTTAACCAACACGGTCTCTTCGGACTTGACTGGTTCGTCCAACATCATAATATCAAACCACTTGAGTTCGACCATCTGTAGGAACTTAGGATTGGATTGACTTATTCCGAAAAGAAGAATGGTAGTCAGTAATGCCCACAAGGGACTCCACAAAAACTTCATTGTCATTGCCTCAGTCTTGGGTTATGTTAACATTATTTTCTGATTCGTCATTAGTATATATCTCAACTCTTATATCTTGTTGACTGAGTTTGATATTACTACCACTAGGTACTGCATATTTGATATCTACTACCGAAGAGTTACCGTATCTGACTACGCGACCTATACTGCCACCATCGGTAATGAATGTATATACACCAGTCGTTTGGTTGAACCCTGTCTCTCGTCCGTCTTCTATTTCTGCCAGAGGATCAGTTAGTGCATTGGCAAGTAGATCCACCAGTAACTCATTGATCTCTAGTTCATCGAACTCCAGTACATCTTCTTCTAGTTCGTCCTCATCTAGGAAAGAATCATCTAGTAAGTCTTCGGACAAGGCATCCGTTTGCTCATCAATCATCTGTTGTTGAAGTGCAGGGGGTGGCGAAATCAACATTAGGTTGTTGATCATATCGGAATCAATACTAATGATGATAGGTTTAGATGGGGGTAATTCTCTATTCTTAGCATGGGTCAACTGGAATGCTTTATTCAATACAACCTGACCGACTGCCGTATCGACTGAAATCTCTCCTACTGTGCCGTCCAAGTTAGGAAGCAATACGATAAGAGAGTCTCCGATCTCGTTTACGGTCATACTGAAAGAGGTACCCCTCACCGCAATGGATGCGGAGGGGGTTTGGATATCTACTGAATCTCTGTTGGCATGGGCGAGTGCCCCAGACGTGTACTTGACAGTACCCATCGTTACTAGAAGACCCAGTGAACCTGAGTCATCCGAAGGATCATATACAAAATCATCAATGTACAGTTCGGAGTGTTCTCCAATCATTACCTGAGTATCATCATCAAAGGTAATTCCTACAGAACCCATCCCAGTTTGTATTTCATCATCCATCTCAACGGAGGCAGTGAGATCAGCAGGGAGTTCTAAATCCTCCCTTGCTATAATCCCACTTCCTTCTAGTTCAGTTACAGTACCTATACTCGCATATGTGACATTAGTCAGACTGAGTAATAGTAATAACCTGATTATCACCACTGAGGTCNAGGTCAATATGTGATGCATTTAATGTAGTTTCCTGTATGATATCGACCACATTGTTGTCACCGACCATATTCATAATTACTTCATGGTAATCTATACTAGTACCATAACCATTCTGGTCAATCTCGAAGTCGTTGTAGTCACCTGCAACGGTAACATTATTCAATACACCATCAGCATCGATAGTCCAGTCGAACACGTTGTAGTCGCCAGTAACATCTAAGTCCAAATTCATATACTCAGAACTAGTTACGAGTCCTGCGTCTATAATTACATCGTTATTGCTACCAACAAAGTCTGCAACAATAGAACCGTTACTACCGCCCTCTTGCTCAATAGCAAATGTGTTAGTACTACCAGTCTGTGACAAATCAAACTCAAATGTATCAGTATATAAAATACTGCCTGTAAGCGTGTTGCTACTACCTATTTGATCTACAGTAATTGTCTGACTATCTCCGTCTATCGCGAAGTATTGCGAGTCACCAACTGCGGTTGGATCTCCGATACTGTTACCGTCACCGCTATTCTGGTTGATAGTTAGAGTCAGATTATCACCTGCTACCTGATCAATGTACACTGATTGGTCTGCGTATAGGGGTGTGTGCCCCAAACCAATAACCAATGAACCCATAACAAAGAGAATACCTTTTTGCATTCTCATCTTATTTCTCCTTCGTGCGGTACTCTACCACACATTACGTTTAATGCCCTGTTGGACAATATCGTGAACAGACTTTTCTATCGCCTTGCGCACGGCATATGATGATGCCTCGTTGACATTCATACCATTCTCTATTTCTAATACTTCCCTATCGAGATCAAAGAACCTCATTCCAGTAATATTATCTCCATAACTAACTATGTTCTTCTCGGTAATTACAGTAAGCAATACCTCCGAAGTTGTTACACTAATGACTCTCAATGATACAGTAACAAGATGATGGGAATATTTTTCTGCCATCCCAAGACCAAAGATTCTTGCTCCCTGACCTCCTGTCTGTACGTTTGCATCATAACCAATGATACCACCATCAAATATAACTCCTGCATATAACATCGCAGGAAGTTTCGTATCTAGAGTTGCCGCTTGACGCGTTGACCTTACTATCTGTCTTTCCCGAAGGATATTATCTACAGAAGTTCGTTCTACAACTCTAAACCATGATCTATCACTATAGTCTGACAAAGCACTAATGAGGTAGTTTGCTCCCCCCTGCGTTACGGCAGTAGAGAGAGTCTGCGTCCCTTGCGCACGTTGTCCAGTCAAGTCGGCATAACTATATACTGCCGCATAGACCTTCCCTCGTTCTGGTGGATCAGAGTAGTAGTTACTCTTTTCCTGTGTTACTGGTCGATAATTCTCTGGATCGACATTAGGTGGGGTATGCAAAGTTGCACAACCACTCGCCATTATTGCCACCAGAAGTAACCCTAATTTTCCCATAACTTATTATATCCCACCAACTGGTATTACTATCGTAGTAGTCGTACCGTCCGGTGAAGTAATAGTCAATGTAATAGTAACACCATCACTGGAGTACGTNACAACATCATCCCCTAAGTTGAATGTACCATCTGACTGAGGATCTTCCCCAAACAATGATTCAACCAACTGCTTAGACAACTGAGCATAGACTCTAGACTCGAAGTTGTTTAGAAAACGTTGTGAGTTGCTATTCTCAAAATCCCTTTCTATTTCTCTTAATCGTGATTCTTCCCGATCTCTTTCTGTCTCTTTGTTTCTTTGCTTCATCTGCTCTTGCGTCAAGATGTGTGCAGAGTATCCTATCCCACTAAATGTAGGAGTGTTAAACTCGTAACTATCCTGTGCTGTCGCTTTCTGTACTATCGTTACTAGTATCACTAGTAGAAGCAAGTTCTGTGCCAACTTTATCATATCTCTCGCCTTTCTCTTCTTGTTGTTGCAGTATCATATTGAGTTTCGTTTGTAGTCGGATCAAGTCGTTGTCCAACATTCTAACTCTGTCTATGAGTGCAATTAATGTCATATGAGATTCGGATATGACTGGATCAACTTCCTCAGTCACCCATCTCCAAATATATAATATGAAGTATCCAAGACCACCTGCGGCAATTATCGGGAAACCATACTGCCCTATCGCGGTTGCTAATTCTTCCATTATTCTGTCTTGCTACCTATATGTATCAGGGTACCTTCTTCATTCACTGTGAAGGTATCACCTATATTATACAACCGACCTAGTATCTCATCAGTTGTTGTTTGTTGGTCACCNCCAACTCTAAAGTCTTTACCATTCTGTTTGATGTGGTAATCNACCCACAAACAACCTAACTTATCAATATCTGACATTAATCTTTCCTCGCATCCTTTTGACCGTCTGCTCTGGCAATACGATCCATGTCTGGTTTAATATGAAACGCGTGTGACATCAAAACATCAATGCGAACGAGTTCATTGTTCATGGTCTTGATTCTATTATCAAGCGACATAGCAAACATACGTTGTGTCTTAATGTCATCAAGCACACCTGCAAGAATAAACTTGAGGGTGAGGAATACAAAGAATCCTCCTGCCATTGCAGACGCTATAGGGAAACCTACGTCTCCGATGAATGATAAGAATTCCAAAGTATATTCCTGTAAAGTAGACTAACAAATCTATTTATACAAGAAGCAACTTAGACTTTGGAGTTTCTTTATTGCATAGGTTCGAAAGAACTTATTGTGGAAACACGAATGTCTTCCCATTTCTCATTAACGAGATCGTACACGACAATAGTAGAATTGTCTTTGTGTTGATTTATATTAGTGGTAGTGGCATTACATACAAGTTCTCTGCCAGTCAACCAGTGACCATACTTGATACGCACGGTACCCTCTTTCAACATATTAAGTAATGCTTCGGTATTAATCATCTTCGACCTCGAATTGAGTATTAAATATATGTAGTAATAGATCCGCATAGTGAACTTGCGTGTCTTCGTCTGGGTGACCGTGGTCTTTAATCTGGTACTGTTCTTTTCCTAGCGAGAACAGATCTTTGTATCGACCTAATCCTAATCTACACCTGTCGTGTAATCCTTCNATCTCTCTTTGGATATGATTCATCCACTCAGTCCAAGGTTCNTTAGACTTACGGTATCGAGGTTTCATAAAGTCGAGATAGTTCTGCCACATCCTTTCGTGGAACACACCCTGCACTAACTTAATGTCCATAGCATCACACATAGTCTGTAGTGCCGTCATATATGTTAATGTTCTTATCATCCCTGTACGGATAGTATCATGCACATCATAGTATTGTTCTAGTAGATCAAACAATTCTGGTTTAACGCTGTTGGTACGCGAAGGAGAGATCTGAGTCATACATTCATATCGTTTGATCTTCATCTCTTGCTCATAACCAACAGGATGATTCTCTGCTACTTCATCGCGTTGCCATGCAGACCAGATCACAACAACGTGACTAGGTTTCTCTTCCTTTGATAACCAGTCTACTGTATCACGAAAGATCTTCTGGTTACATCCACCACAGGTGGCAAGGTTCATATAAGGAACACCCAAATGACCTGCCAGAATAGCAGTGAAGGTTAAATGTCCGTGCGAGGGAGGACTGTCATCGTAACCTTCTAGTTCATCTCCCCAGACGAAACTGCAACCATTAGTTAATAGCATTAATAAAGTTCTTCTCTTCTGTTATTGAAAAAAGCATTTCTGCAAAGTCTGTATGAGCATCTTCGTCTGCGTGACCATTAGGTCTCAGTGTATATTTATCCTTTGAGATATTCCACAATGCGTGATAATGACCTAACCCGATACGATTTTCATGTCTCAGTCTACGCATCTTAGTCGATACTGCAACCTTGTAGTCTTCGTACCCATCACCCTTCAGAGTATGTAGGTAGTTCAGATACATATCACCATGCACAACACCCATTAGTAATTTGATACCCATATAGTCACACAACCATTGTATGTGTTCCATGTAGGTCAACCCCTGCATTATCTGGGTATGCATGGTTAATACATTCTCGGTATATGCCTTTAGAATCTCAGCACGTTCCAGACCACCATCCTCTGCCTTGTTGTCCCATTGGAAACCACCTGACCTCTGAGAAGGAATGATCTGGTTCATGTTACATTCTTGGGGGATAAGGATCTCTTGATCAGACGGTAATGCAAAGTTTTCGCATAGTTCAAACCGACCCCAGTTCGTCCACATGATACACAACAAACCAATATCTTTGTTAGTGTTATGTATGAAGTCTAGGGTCGTTCGAAAGATCTTAGAGTTCGATGAACCATTTGTTGCGAGATTCACATACTTCTTATTAAAGTGATTCTGCGCTAACTTATATGCAAAGGTATGTGGATCTTGCTGATTGTCCTTATATCCTTTTAGTTCATCACCATAGGTAAACGAATCTCCGTTGAAGACCATGATGTTGTCGGTATATGCCATTAAGCATTTTCAATGTCGTGAGTGTGTAATGCAAGTAATGCATAATGCAATACCTTCATAAGATCCTTACGATGATCTGACACATCACCCTTGTTACCATAACGAGAAGAATACTTATCCACATTACCAAGGAAGAAACCCATACCACGACCACGGTCAATGATTACTTCACTAGACTGAATNCCAGAGGTACAGTAATGAGCATCATAAGTGGAGTCGATATAGTCTGCGAACTCTGCGATCAACTGACCTTCGTTGAACTTGTACTTAATATCAAATCTTGGTGTTTCAAGGGTCACTGGTTCAGATGCACTGGAAAAGTTAGTATTCATACCAATTTCAGTGGAAAAGTTAGTATGCGCATAGATCATACCTTTATCAACTGACCCCATCCCTGCCGCTAAGATTGGTGCATCGCAATCTCTTTCTTCATCATAATGTCCCATCTTACTTCTCCTTACTGAATAACGTCTCGTACAACGACTCTAGGTCATCAAACTCAGTACGGACTTCATCCATGTTTGCTTTATGATATATAGCGGCAAGTTTGCGAATATGCTTCTTGTCGATCTCATGGTTCTCGAAGGTCACCTGAACAATATCTTTGATCAAGTCCTTCTCTGCGTCAATGCGTGTCATACTGTCTGACATCTCTTTGATTGCATTTACAACTCGTTTCTGGTCTTCTGGTAATAGTTTGTTAATCAACACTTTCAATTTCCTCAATTAATAAATCGCGTAAGTCTCGTGCCTGTTGGTCACGAGGATCATGTTTTCCATGTCCGGGAAACTTGTATGCTAGTGTTATGCGGTTATCTCCTGCATAGGCACTATGCCAACAATGATTCTCAGGTTCATTCTCAGGGCCAAAGTAGTAGTGACGTGCTTGCCACCCTGCTACGTCCTGTATAGTTACAATCTTATCATTTGCTTTGTCGTAGTAACGGAAGTAACCATTACCAGTTGACCAAGTAAATAGTACTTGATATGCTGTAGCATCTGCATTAGTATGCCAACCCACGAACCCACCGGGAGGGTAGTAAGATAGTAACGCACTAGTGTGCGCACCTATCTCTGCCGCGAAGTCATACTTGACCTTCTGCATGAAACCCTTCCAATCTTCTTTGTTGGGATGTTCTCTTACCATCCTAGAGATCGGTTGGGCAAAGTGACGTACTGGCACACCTATAGTCTCAGGTAGGGCAAGACACTCTTCCAGATATTCTCTGTCGCAGTAGTACTCACCCATGCTCATATCTCTTACGGAACTATACATCTGACTCGGAGGATGGTTATACTCTTCCTTCGAGAAGAACTCATCACTGAAACTGTTAAGAGTCTCAAGGAGTTTCACATTGCGTATAGTTATCTCCGACATTAGATAATGATACCCGAAGTTGCTTCAATCCATGCTTTCTCGAATGACTCATTCGTAGGTACTACAAACAATACATCGTTAAACGTTAGGTTCTTAGGGTTCTCAATAGCAGACATACATACACCACGACCAAAACCAATTGCACCTTCTTCGCCACGAACAATAAGTCGTGGATTACTCACATGAATCATACCTGCATCCATACGTTCTAATCGCGCAATATACTCACCTACGCTTGTCATTACGGTGACTACATCACCTTTCTTCATATCACTCATTTTCTTCTGTATCCTTAATTTTAGTTAATGTCCATCGATTATCTTCAGACAAGTCCCATTGTAACACATTACCCACCTGTAAGTCAAGCACTAACATCAATTCATCTGAGAATTCTATGCATTGATTACCTTCATCGTCTAAGACAACTTTAGTTATGTGCTTCATCACACGCCTCCGCAATGTCTGGGAAGTGTATCTTAATATGTTCCCATGCTTGTAATGCCACCTCGCGGTGTTCCTTCTGCGTTTCTATACCCATACGCAACTGACAATAATGTATCCATGATCGGAGTGACCCTGCCATGTATAATGTTGTCTCTGTGTTTCCTTCGGGTAATACTGCTCTTGCCTGTTCCTTTGCAATACCATTATCTAGTGCCCAGTTATATACCTCTTTGGCAGTACGGATAACTCGTGCTTGGGCAATAGACCAGTTCTCTGCTAAAGTAGGATCATCGGTCTCAATAGATGCTTGGCGATTCTTCGCGTCTTGCATTCGTGCTTCCCTTGATACAAAGTCTTCGGACTCGGCATATCGTTGACTGAACTCTTGATATGAAAACGAACGGTGACGTAGGATCTGTCTACTAATGTCACGAGTTGTTTTGATTTCAAGAGTCATATGAACCATCTCAAACGGTGACCAATGCCCATGTTTGATTAGGTAACGTAACAACTTAGGTGCTGTATCAGGATTGTTCTGATTGGCAGGGTTACTTACTCGTGCTGTATATGCAATCAATTCGTTTGCATCCCAACAACCACTTGCGCCAACGTTGGGTTTACTCAGTGCTACTAGGTTTACTTCACTCATCTTTGTCATCCTTATCATCGTTTACTTTTTC